TCACTGTTAAATGCACTCTAGAAAATATAGCCTCTTCTAAGACGTTTAGCTTTTAAATAAGCCAAACAATAGGAGGATTTTATTATGGCTTTTCAAACAGCAACAGGTTATGGAAATTTACCTAATGGTAATTTTTCACCTGTAATTTACTCCAAACAGGTACAGCTTGCATTTCGTAAGTCAACTGTTGTAGGAGATATAACTAACTCTGATTATTTCGGAGAAATTGCTAATCAGGGCGATACAGTCAGGATTATCAAAGAGCCTGAAATTTCAGTGAGTGCATACGCTAGAGGAACTCAAGTAACTGCACAAGATCTAGAAGATGAGGATTTTCAACTCGTTGTTGATAAAGCAAACTACTATGCTTTTAAAATGGATGACATTGAAGAAGCTCATTCTCATGTTAACTTTATGCAACTTGCAACTGATAGAGCTGCATACAGGTTATCTGATCAGTATGACCAAGAAGTTTTAGGTTATTTAGCAGGTTATAAGCAGTCATCATTACATAGTAATGCAGGTGCTGTTAATGACGTTGTTAATGGAAGTAAAGCTCTGTCAACTGCAGGATCTGATGAACTTCTTACTTCTATGAAGTTAATCAAGAGTTCTTTTGGTAATATCACAACAACCTCTGCAGGAGATCATTCAATTCCTGTGGCTAATGTTCCAAATGGTGCTACCTCTGTTCCAACTGCAACTGCATCACCAATGCAGATTGTAAACAGAATGAACCGACTTTTAAATCAACAGCAAGTTGATACACAGGATAGATGGTTAGTTATTGACCCTGTGTTTATGGAACTACTTTCTGATGAAAATTCTAAGTTAGTCAATGCTGACTATGCAGAAGCTTCAGTTAAGAATGGTCTTGTTCTAAACAACTTAGCAGGTTTTAGAGTTTATGTTTCTAGCAACCTACCTTCAGTAGGTACTGGTCCGGGAACATCAGGTTCTACTAATCAGAACAGCAACTATGGTGCAATTGTTGCAGGTCATGGTTCTGCTATTGCTACTGCAGAGCAGTTAAGTAAAACAGAAACATATCGTGATCCTGATTCATTTGCAGACATTGTTCGTGGTATGCACTTATATGGTAGGAAGATACTTCGCCCAGAAGCTATCGTAACTGCTAAATATAACGCAGCGTAAGGGAGGATATAAAAATGGCTACTTTTGATATGACTGCCAAAGCTACTGCAGGTGTTGGAGCAGATATTACTGCTGTACCAACTGTAGTAGGTCATGCTGTACGAACTATTGAAGCAATTTTAGATATTGATGCTATGATTGCTGCAGGTGCAACTATTGCAGATGGGGATGTTTTTCAGTTATTGGAAATTCCTGCTGAATCAGTTGTTCTTTGTGCAGGTGCAGAAGTTATGAAGCAATTCACTGGTTCTTGTGTTGCTGACATTGACTTCGCAGGTGGTGATGATATTGTTGATGGTGACTCTCTTGCTGTTGCTGCAGGTACATACTTGACAGCAGGTAGCAATGGTCAAACAAATATCGTTAGTACAGGTGCGGCAAATTTAATCGGTGAGACTATTCCCGGTGATGCTAATACTGCTCCTGTTACTGTTACTGCCGCAGATACTATTGACGTTACTATTTCAGGAGCTGCTGCAGCTACTGGTAGGTTAAGAGTATATGCAGTTATCGCTGACATTTCAGCAGCTCATAGAGAAGCTGCTACTGCGTCTAGAGATAATGTATAATAAATAACTTTAGGAGGGCAGGGCAACTTGCCCTCTTAATTTATCTAATGATATTAAAAGCAAAAAATAAATTTCCTGAATGGAACATTAAAACTTTTGGAATAAATGAAGTTTATTGGGAAATGGATAAAGCAGCTTTACAAGATACTAATTTTAGAAATGCTATAAATAAATCTTTAAATGAAAAAGGAATGCTTTGGCCTCCGATAGTTTGGTTACAAAAAACGTATTTAAAATATACAGAGGAACAATCACACAGAGTAGATCCAACTAAAGTGCATGAACAAGATTTAAAATATCGTTGTGCTATAGGAAATAACAGATTTAATTACGCTAAAGAAAATGGGTACGAAAAAATAGAGTGTGTTTATGCACCTACATGGCAGGATAAAGATACAATTTTAAAAAGTACTTATATGGAATATTGTGTAGATTTTTAGAAAGGAAATAAAATGGGTGTTACAACTGCAATGTGTACATCTTTTAAGGGTGAACTCTTAGGTGGCACACACGATTTAGATACAAACACAATTAAACTTGCTTTGATTAAATCAGGCGAGTCAGGAACATATGGTGCAGCCACAACTAATTATTCAGATGTAACAGGAAACTCTGATGAAGCATCTGGTACAAATTATTCAACAGGTGGTAACACATTAGGTAGTGCAACTATTAGTACTTCAGGAACAACAGCTATATTAGACTTTGCTGATACAACTTTTTCAAATGCTACTGTTTCAGCATCAGGAGCAATTATCTATAACTCAAGTCAAAGTAATAAAGCTATAGCTGTTATTAGTTTTGGTGGAACTGTAGCATCTACAGCAGGAGATTTTACTGTATCATTTCCTGCAGCTGACGCAAGTAATGCTATTATAAGAATAGCTTAATATGTCTACCTTTGGTGCAAATGACGCACTGTATGGTACAGGTACGTATGGTACAGCAAGATATGGTAGGGTAACACCAGTAATTTCCATATCAGGTGTCGTAGGCACAGGTGCAATTGGCACAGTTACACCTAAAGCAAAAGTTTTATTAACAGTTACAGGTGTTGTAGGCACAAGTGCCATAGGCACGATAGAGGTTCAACCTACTGAAGCATTAGTAAGTGTATCTGCAACAGGTTCAGTAGGGATTGTTGAAGTACAGCTAGATACTACAGCTACAGGTGTTTCTTCAACAGGTTCAATAGGAACTACAGAACAACAACTAGATACTACACTTACAGGTGTATCAAGCACAGGGTCTATAGGAACTACTGAACAACAGATAGATACCACACTAACAGGTGTATCAGGTACAGGTGCTATAGGCACTACTGAACAACAGCTAGATACCACACTAACAGGTGTATCTTCAACAGGCTCTATAGGAACAACAGAGCAACAACTAGATACTACACTTACAGGTGTAAGTTCTACTGGATCAATAGGCACTGTTGAGGCACAACTAGACACATCAATAAGTGGTGTAAGTGCAACAGGTTCTGTAGGTTCTCCAGAGCAACAGCTAGATACAACACTTACAGGTGTTTCTGCAACAGGCTCAGTAGGAGATGTAGAAGAGCAACCAACAGAAAATTTAGAAAGTGTATCTGCTACAGGTTCTATAGGAACAGTTACACCTAAAGCAGAAGTATCACTAACAGCTACTGGTGTATCAGCAACAGGACTAGTAGGAGATGTAGAGGAACAACCTACAGAAGTATTAGAGAGTGTTTCAGCTACAGGATCAATAGGTACTCCTACAATAACAGCATCAGCAGCTGTAATGGGAGCTTTTAATCCAGACATAACATCACTTTTATTTTCTAAAGTGGCTCTTTTAACGGCTTCAGAAACATCAGCAGATACTAGAATAGCTGCAGTAGAAGGAGCATCTCTTGCCGAACAAAACTTAGCATCTTCTAGAGTAATTGCACAAGTATTAGATGCAACTGGATCAAGTGGAACAACAAATGAAACATTAGCTTTTACTGGTGGATCACAAGTTTCAGGAAGTATTCAAGGTGCAGTAGGATCAGGACAAGCAGGTGCGTTATCAACCAGTGCAACAGTATTTGACTTTGAAGCAGTAAAGAGTTTGTATAGTAGAAGAAGAACAATATTTATAGCGAGGGCTGCGTAATGTCTACATCAGCCGAAAGAACAGCTTTAGTTGCTAGTGAAAATAGAACAGTTTTTATAGAGAGACAATCAACTTCTGCTGATAGAACTGTATATGCAAGTGAGGAGTAAACATGAGTTTTAGATGGCCAATAAAAGATCCAGACGAAACATTAGATTATAGTGTAGATTGGTCAAGATTTTTAGGATCTGCTACAATTGCATCTGTTACATGGGCAGTTAAGTCTACAAGTTATACTACACAAACAACTTTAGCTTCAGGTCAAACTTTAACAACTGCTTCTAGTGGTGCTGTAACTGACTCAATACAAAATGTTTCTCAAACAAATACCCCTAGTGGTGCTGCTACTGTCGCTACAATTAATATAGCAGGTGGAACAGTTAATGAAGAATATACATTTTTTTGCACAATGACTGATTCTACAGGTAGTACTGCACAAAGAAGTATTAAACTAAAAATTAGGGAGAAGTAATGGCTTACGATTTTTTAGGTTTAACAAATGATGTTAATAGAAGATTAAATGAAGTTGAACTAACATCTTCTAACTTTGCCACAGCCAAAGGTGCATACGCTTCAATTAAAGATAGTATTAACTCTTCTATTCGTTATTGTAATCAGCATGAACAACAGTGGCCTTTTAATCATGTTGAGCAGGAAGATACACTAACAGTAGGTGAAGTAAGATATGCTTACCCTACAGATGCCAAGACAATAGACTTTAATAGTTTTAGAATTAAAAGAAACAGTACTTTTGGTAATGATACTAAAAAATTAACTCTATTATCTTATGAAGAGTACTTGACAAAGTATGTAGATTTAGAGTATAATACATCTAATACAGGTATAAGAGCAGTACCTACTCACGTATTCAGATCTCCTAATCAGGAATATGGAGTAATACCTCCACCAAACAATGCTTATGAATTAGTGTATGAGTACTACAGACTTCCTGTAGATTTAATTAATGCCACAGATGTTCCTGTATTACCTGAACAATTTAGACACGTTCTTGTAGATGGTGCAATGTATTATGCTTACTTGTTTAGAGGTAATACACAGGATGCACAAATACTACAAGGTAAATTTCAAGAAGGTATTAAGAATATGAGAAGTCTGTACATTAATAGATACAACTATTTACGTTCTACACAGATACAACAAAATGAAACATTTACACCTCTTATAAGAGTAAACTAATATGCCTACAACTTGGAGTACATACCCTATTGAGTTTAAGGGTGGTTTAATTACAAACATAAGTCCTCTTCAGCAGGGTATCAATTCTCCGGGATCTGCTAGGGTATTAAAAAACTTTGAACCTTCTATAGAGGGTGGTTATAGAAGAATACTAGGTTTTACTAAGTTTGATTCCAATATTGTACCTCCATATGGTAATCCTGTTGCACATGGTGCATCTCAAACAGGAACAACATTAGTTATAGCTGCTATTCATAAAACACCTGAAGCAGGTGATACATTTACAGTAGCAGGTATATCAGGAACATATACAATAGCATCTGGTGGTGTATCTTTTGATGATAC